CCAGTCAGCGCAGCAAGGCTCTCCTCAAGCTCGTCAAGCACTTCAAGTACCGCACGTGCATGACCGCTACGCCCAACGACAACACGATCGTTGACGTCTGGCATCAGGTGCTGCTGCTCGACGGCGGCAAGCGGCTCGGCCCGATGTTCTTCCCGTTCCGCAACTCCGTCGCCACGCCTGTGCAAGTCGGGCACGCCGCAAACATGGTCGAGTGGCGCGACAAGGAAGGCGCCGAAGAAGCCGTGTTCGGCCTGCTGTCCGACATCGTCATTCGTCACCGCCTGGACGACTGCGCCGACATCCCTGAGAACCACCAGTACCCGCTGATGTACGAAATGTCAACGGCGCAGAAGAAAGCGTACATGGAGATGGAGACCTCCAAGATGCTCGACCTGGGCAAGCTCGGCGGCATCACAGCCATCAACGCAGCAGCTGTCGCCACGAAGCTCCTCCAGGTGGCTTCTGGTGCCGTCTACAGCGCACCCGACAAGTACAGCGTCATCGACACCAGCCGCTACGAACTGATCCTCGATCTCTGTGAACAGCGCAAGCACCCGCTGGTCCTGTTCTTGTGGAAGCACCAGCGCGACCTCCTGGTCGCCGAAGCCGACAAGCGCGGCCTCAAGTACGCCGTGTTCGACGGCGACACCAGCGATGACGAGCGGCTGGCGATCGTGCAGCGCTACCAGCGCGGGCAGTACGACGTCCTGTTTGCCCATCCAAAAACCGTCGGCCACGGCCAGACCTTGACCCGTGGCACGTCGACGATCTGGGCATCGCCGACCCACCTTGCCGCCCAGTTCATCCAGGCCTCGTCCCGTCAGCGCCGCATCGGGCAGACCGAGAAAACTGAGACCGTCGTGATCATCGCCGAAGGCACGTCCGACGAGTGGGTCTACGAAAACTGCATGCGCAAAGACGGGCGCATGAAAAGCCTGCTGGAGATGTTCGCTGAAAACACCCCGGCACCCGCCAAGAAGCGCGTCAAGGTGGCAGCGTGACCCCTGAAGAAACAGAGATTGTTTCCAAGGTCACCGCCAAATTGCAGAACTTAAACCCCAAAACAACAGCAGTTTTGTTGGACGACAAAGGCGTAGAACTAGGACGTTCCACAGGCAATCCCGATCTGAACCTTTATACAGGAGGTATAGGGATGGCCGTGACCCGTTCAGGCGTAGTTAACAGATGCGACATATACAAAAACAACATGTTCTACCTACGCGTTAACATCACCCCAACTACCGCGTGTATCGGTCAAATTTTTACTGTTTCAATCGTATGAAAAGCTGGCAAGCTGAAATGGCGCAACGGGTCACTGCCCGTCTCGCCCCTGACATTATTCGCCCACACTTCCAAGCCTACGACGTCGACTGGGAACGACTCGTCACGATCGACTTTGAAACGTACTACGCCGACGACTACACGCTGTCGAAGCTCTCGACTTCTGAGTATGTCCGCGACAAGCGCTTCAAAGCCCAGATGATGTACCTCAAGGTCGGGACCAAGCCCGCCCGCGTCATCCCGCCTAACAAGATTGCTGCTGAGTTGCGCAAAATCAACTGGACCACCCATGCGCTACTCTGCCACCATACTCAATTTGACGGTCTCATCCTGTCTCACCATTATGGTGTTGTGCCTAGCTTTTACTTCGATACCTTATCTATGGCTCGGGGTCTGCACAGCAATGAGATCGGCGCAGGGCTCGACGAAGTGTCCATGTACTACGGCGGCGAAGGAAAGATCGACGGCGTCCTGGAGACGACAAAGAATGTCCTTGACTGGTCGCCCAAGCTGTTCAACGATGTGACCCCGTACTGCATGCGCGACGGCGACGAAACGTTGCGGGTGTTCACCGAGATGGTGTGCGCACTGCCCGAAGAAGAAATTCGCCTCATCAACGTAATCGTGCGCATGTTCTGCGACCCGGTACTGCGCATCAACCGGCCCCTGGTCGAACAAGAACTGGTTCGGGAAATCAAAGAACGTGACGACCTCCTCGCTACGATCATCGACCCGAAGCCGTACTACGAAGACAAGACTGTCCTCAAGACAAAAGCCGAGCGCGCACTGACCGGTCGTGAACGAGACCTTCTAGTGTCGCGCCGCATCATCGGCAGCACCAACAAGTTTGCCGACCTTCTCATTGCTGAAGGTGTCGAGCCGCCCGTCAAAGTCAGCCCCGCCTGGATGAAGAAAACCAAGGAACAGCGCGAAGCTGATCCTGACAGCAAGTGGGCTTATGCCTTCGCCAAAGACGACATCGAGTTTCAGAACTTGCCTGACAACCAGGAGTGCTGGGATACCAAGTACGACCTCAACACCAAGAGAAGCGTCGCCCTGTGCGCAGCCAAGTCAGAACGACTGCGCGCCCTGGTCGACGCCCGTATTTCTGTCAAGTCGACCACGAACATCACCCGGGCTGAACGCCTGCTCACCGCTTCCGATGACGGCAACCGCTTGCCCGCCTACTACGCCTACAGCCGCGCCCACACGCACCGGCTGGGCGGCGGCGACAAGCGCAATCTCCAGAACCTGAAGCGCGGCGGCAAGCTGCGCGAGGCGATCGAAGCCGAAGACGGGCATGTCCTGGTCGTCGGTGACTCAGGCCAGATTGAGTGTCGCGTCAACGCGTGGTTGTGGGGCCAGAAAGACCTTCTGGACATCTTCCGCGCCAAAGGCGACCCGTACTGCGCAATGGCGACCCTGGCCTATGGCCGCACGATCACGAAGGCTGACACCACCGAGCGGTTCGTCGGCAAGGTCCTGGTGCTGGGCCTGGGCTTCCAGATGGGGCCAGACAAACTCCAGATGACGCTCGCCAAAGGCGCGCTTGGCGGTCCACCCGTGTACATCGACAGCAAGCAGGCAAAGTCCTGGGTGTATCTGTATCGCGGCAAGAACCCCATGATCGAAAAGGGCTGGAGCATCTGCCACAACATCATCTTGAGCATGGCAACCGGGAGAAAAGGTGGTTGTGGTCCGATCGCCTGGGAGCAAGACAAGCTCTGGTTGCCCAACGGTATGTGTTTGCACTACCCCGATCTCAGACACGAAGTCACCGACAAGGGGTTTGCCGAGTGGACGTACGGGTCGACTCTCAACGGCACTCCGATCCGCAAGAAAATCTACGGCGGTTTGCTGTGCGAAAACATCGTGCAGGCTCTGGCGCGAATCATCGTCATGTACCAACTGCTCGAACTGAGCAAAACGTACCGGCTGGTGATGACGACGCATGACGAAGGCGTGCTGCACGTCAAGAAGAAAGACGCCGACAAAGCCTTCGCCGCCATGATGAAGCGCATGACGACGCCGCTATCCTGGTGCCCCGACATCCCACTGTCAGCTGAAGGCGGGTACGCAACCAACTACAGCAAATAGCCATGGCAATCAACTCAAACGGTTTTCCGCCATGGGTGTCGTCGTACGTTGATTTTGTTAAAGACGAAACGCACTTTTGCGTCACCCACGGAACCTTTAAGCAGTTCCTGGTGCTGCCCCGTCACTCCATGACAAGTACACAACTCCACAGCTTGCTGTGGAAAATCAAGAAAGGTTTGATGGACCAACAACACACGGTCGACACGATCACCGCCAAACTCACCAAAGGAAAGATCAAACCATGAGTGTCAAAATCGAGTGCGAAGACTACTACCACGAGGTACTGGCCTTTGCCAAAAGCCACGACTGCGAACCGGCCCTGAACAACGGGCTGTCCCGACTCAGGCACATGTGCGCCGAAGACGAGGACGTATTCGTCTTCAAGGATTTCGCACCGAACAGCTTCGCCTTCCTCATCACCGACGGCGACAAGAATCGCCTTATCGGTGGCTTGATCTACAGCGGTCCTGGACAACGCCTCGACGGCAGCGCCCCGACCTTCACCGTGAGCGTCGATGCTCACACCGACGAACACAAGTGGGGCGTTCACACCTGAACTCGCTTGTGCAAATCTATCATCTAAGATAGAGTAACGTTCATTCAAGGAAACAAAACGATGGTCGCCGTTTCATCCCCTGCCGCCAAGACCCGTGTCAAGGCATCCCCTCCGTCCACCGTCGGTGCCCTCATCGACGCACTCTGGACCCAGCGCGAAGCCAAGCGCGAACTGGAAGCCAAGATCAAGGACATCGAGACCTTGATGAACCAGTACGAAGAACAACTCGACGCCAAGATGGCCGCTGATGGCGTCACCAAGGCCGTCGGTGCCCACGCCACAGCCTCGTTCTCCACGTCCGTTGCCGCTGCCGTCGACGGCGAAAACGGCTGGGATCAAGCCTTTCCCTGGATCGCCAAGAACAAGTATTGGCATCTGCTGCGCAAGCAGCTGAACGACGCGGCGTACCGCGAACTGCTGGAAGCCGGAAAGAAAGTTCCCGGCATCCAGCCCTTCACCAAGAAGCGGCTGACGCTGCGTTCCCTGTCCTCCTGATCTAACCTCTACGAAAGATCAATCTTCACATGGCTACTTCCAAACCCCTCAAGGCCGACACCAAGGCCAGCACGTCCGTCGCGGTGCGCAAGCCCACCAGCGGCGCGATCGTGTCGATCAAGGACCAGATCGCCGCCCAGGTCGCTGCCCTCGGTGACCGCATCGTCGCCCCCGGCGGCAGCAAGATCAAGCTGGCCGCTGGCAAGATGACCCTGCCCAACGGCGAGGTCCACAGCGACCCCGTCGAACTGGTGATCGTCGACTTCGTGGCGAAGAACGCGTTCTACGAAGACAACTTCGACCCGAACAACATCCAGCCCCCGGCGTGCTTTGCCATCGGCACGAACCCGGCCAAGCTGGTGCCGTCGCCCAACGCACCGCTGCCTCAAGCCGCCACGTGCAACGAGTGCCCGATGAACCAGTTCGGTTCCAAAGGCAAAGGCAAGGCCTGCAAGAACGAGCGCAGCGTGGCCGTTCTGCCGCCCGGTGCCGAAGCCGATGCGCCGCTGTGGCAGCTGAGCGTGTCGCCGACAGCGGTGAAGGGCTTCGACGGCTACGTCAGCGGCGTGGCCCGCACGTTCGAAACCGTCCCGGCTGGCGTCATCACCCAGGTCAGCCTGGACCCGAGCGAGACGTACCCGCGTTTGATGTTCAGCAGCCCGGTGCCGAACCCCAACCTCGGCGAACACTTCGCCCGTCAAGCCGAAGCCCACGCCATGCTGACCGTCGAGCCCGATGTGTCCGCTTTCGGTCAAGCCAAAGCCAAGGCCGCGCCCAAGCGCCCGACCGTTCGTCGTTAGAACTGATGAAAGACCCCCTCAAGTAAAGGGGGTCTTTTGTCGACACTTGTCTTGAACAATCTATGGCACCTCGAAGACACTACGTACAGCAGGCTCTGGAGTCTTTTTCCAGTCTGTCTAAGACGCTCGACGAGTTGACCGAAGAAGAAGTGTTGGCTTGTCTCGAACTTGAGGCATCCAGCCGCCGCAGGCAGTCCATCCTGGATCGCCTGATCTCCCGAGCGGTTCGACTCAACGAACTGTCTTATTCAACCAGCCTCAAGGAAAAATTCCATGGCACGCGCCCCCTCGAAGATCATGACCGTCGCTGAAAAGAAGACGGCCGAAACCAACCTGAAGACCGCCGTCAAGGTGATCGACACTGAAGTCAAGGCCAGCGAAGCCCTGGTCGCCACGGCCAACGCCGCACTCGCCAAGGCGAAGAAGCAGGCCGACGCCCTGGCCGCTGCCGCGTCGAAGGAACACGACAAGGCCCTGAAGGAAGGCGGCAAGCTCATCGCCGTTGCCCAGAAGGCTGTCGACGCCGCGACGAAGAAGCACACCAAGGTGTTCGACGCCGCCGCCAAGGGCAAGGACAAGCTGACGACCCAGCTGACCGTCCTGGCCGACGCACCGGTGGAGCAGGCCAAGCGCGGGCGCCCCGCCAAGGTCCGGGACGCCGAGAGCGCCTGAACCACGAAGTACCACTTCCTCGCCCAGGTGGGCGAGGCACTTTTCTGATCGCGGAGAAACATGAAGAAGCTCGGGCACGTCATGGTTGACTTGGAGACACTCGGCACCGCCGCAGACTCCGTCATCCTTTCCATCGGGGCCGTACGCTTCGATCTTGAAACCGAGCAGATCGACGATGCGGGGTTCTACCGCAGCATCTCGATCGACTCGAATCTCGACTACAAGCGCCGTGTACAGGAGGACACGTTGATCTGGTGGATGGGGCAAAGCTCCGACGCCAAGAAGGTGTTCTCCGAGCCGAAGGAAACGCTGATGACCGCACTTTGCGAGTTCAGCGACTGGTTGGGCGACGACTCCGCGATCATGTGGAGCAACGGCGCGGACTTCGACTTGCCGATGCTGACTCATGCCTACCGACAGCTGGTGGTGGACGTGCCCTGGAAGTTCTGGAACAGCCGGTGCTACCGGACCTACAAAAATTTCCCGGGCATGAAGAACATCACTGTCCCGCGTCAGGGAACCCACCACAACGCCTTGGGGGACGCCGTGTATCAAACACAGCACCTCCAGGCGATGCACAAGGCATTGTTCAAGAAAGCAGTGAAGGCATGAGCGCACTCAAAGAACAGATCGGTGGTGACCACTACCGGACCATGTCGATCCAGCCCGTCGAGTACATCTACGGCAACAAGATCGGCTTCCTGGAAGGCAACGTCATCAAGTACGTCAGCCGCTGGCAGACCAAAGGCGGTGTGCCAGACCTCCTGAAAGCCAAGCACTACCTCGAACTGCTCATCGAGTTCGAACAAAGGAAGCCCGTCGTTGAGTCGCTCAAGTCAGTCCTGGCGCGAGCTACCATCAACATGAAGTGAGCGGTCCCGAGAACACGTGGATCGTGGGAATGCACAAGCATTTCCCCGACCACCTGTACCGCATGAAAAACCACAACCAGTACAACA